CTCAACACGGTACCAGTCACCTGTTTACTAGGCACACAGGAGAGGGAACCGATAACTTGCGTAGGTTGGGGGAAGACTTAGAAATGCCACTGATCTACACTCCAGAGATTACCAATAGAACCAAAGAACAGTTTGCCCTTGACGACGCAAACAGAGACCAAGACATGCCTTTTTTGGCGAAGCTGAGAAGCTGGGTGGAGTCAAGAGCTAATCGTAAAAAAACCGATCCCGCTGTTTATGATGACGGAGACCGCACGCACGCTTGGACAGACCCCAGTACGCTTGCCTGGTGGAGAGGCGGCATGTTTGCGCACATTGATGAAAAGTACCAAAACGCCAAAGGCGCGCTTTTAGCAGAAATACAGTCAAGACTACATGGGTATGCTCAGGACCCAGATCAAAGCGAAATATACCGATCACATGTTAAAAACAAGGACGCGATGTCCGAAAAAGAAAAAGATCAGTACCGAGAAGGCACAAAAATAACGAGCGCTTGGGACGCGGTATTAAGCAACCCTGAGCTCCAATACGGTTCTTTGACTGGTGGTGCAAAGGAGTTGGGTAAAACGATTTTGTTGCCTTTTCTGCCTAAAGAGGCGATGGGAACAAGGTCTGATGATTCTGTTTTTCCCGGCGTTCGTTTTCAAGAAGACATGGCTAGAACAGAAACCCCTGTTTTCCCTGGAGACATAGCTGAAGCGTTTAGATCCTATTTGAAGAATTATGTGGACAAAGAAAAAATAAAAGCTTTTGACAAAAGAGCAGACGAGTTTTCTGAAAACGAGATCGGTCCGGCGGCTTTTGATGTAGCGGTGGCGGCTTTCCAGCAAACACAGCCTTTTGCGTCCATAGGTCTTAACCTAACTGAGGCCCAAACAAAGGAGTATCTTAAAGACATAAAACACGGGAAGGATAGTACCTTTTGGCTAGGCCCATCAAGGTGGAGAAAGAACCTTGTTCGTATGGGGCTTTTGGACGAAGAGTTTGTGGAAGACCCTGAAGTTGTGGCTACGGTGGATGATGCGCTTTCTCTGGCTAAAAACACGCTTATTAACGTTGCTGCCAGTAAAAGGGACGCTTTTATTGCTCAAAACCAAGAGATTTATAGGGACGCTTTACTCGCAGTTCCTGGGCTGACAGATATTGCTTTACCTTTTATAGAAAATACGGCGCCTTCTCATAAGGAATACAAGGACGTCAAGAAGACGTTCGATGGGTCCCAGGTTAGAGACGCCGACATACGTCCAGACTACCCGCTAAAAGCGGATTGGCCCAAAGCTTTATTACAGGCTTCTATTGTAAAGACTTTGCAACACGATCCAGACATTACTCACATCTACATTCCTGATGCCGGGTACGGTAATGCTCCCAGGACTCCTTATTTCCAAGCTTTAGAAGAGGCACAAAAGATTGCGGACAAGTTTGATTTAGATTTTAAAGTGGTCGATGAGTTTACAGCGAACATATACAACCCGAAGACAGGAAGACGTGAACAGGGCCCTGTTAAAACTCGTGCCTTAGAGATCGCACCACTAAGGGAGAGATGGGTATTATACGGAGGACCAGAAGGTTATCAGAAAGGGGGATTGGTTAAGAAAGCAACGAATCAAGTATTGAATTATGGAGACTACGGAAGACGATATATCTAGGGAAAAAGCGGCTTTATATTGGTATAACCAAGGTTATAGAGAGGAGGCTTTGCACCAAAAAATAGAAGAGACGGTGGAACAAGGACGCCTCGTTGACGAGGGTTATATTACTTGTGCAGGCGGGGTTTGCGACTAGCTATAATAGGCATGTAGTTTTTAGGGTTCGACAAGCCTTTGTTGAACCTGGGTATCAACCAACCTATTATTCTTATTTTTCTTATTAAGTCTTTCATTCTCTTTCCAATAAAATCGGGGGAGTTATTTCCCCCGATCTACACCTGGGCCGTTCCTCAACGCGCAAACATCTCTTCTCGACCCATATGTTTGTTAAAGTCCCATTGTTTATGCCTGCAATTTTATCGACGTACGCTGACACCACACACATAAACTACCGAACTGGGACCAAATCCGTCTTAACAAGGCGTCAGCTACTCAAAAACTCTGAGTGTTTCTTGGGATCATCGACCACGACCACCCATTCTAAGGTGCCGTTGTCGTCCCATTGCATTAAAACTGCCCCTAGACACGCTGTCATGTCTAGCTCACTAAAAATTTTATAGGCCGTGAGCGCGGTTATTTGATCCGAGTAGAAGTGCATCACGGATTTGCTCTTGCCATTGGGCATTTCGCCTTTGTATATTTCAGTTAGGTTAAAATCGTCTGTGAACAACGTACAAGTGTGCGATAAGAAATCAGCGTCTTCTTTGTTGTAATAGACAAGTGTTATTGGATCGCTATTGCTCATCTCAATACCCCTGGGTTATATGCTCGTAAGCGTCTGGACACTCTTCGATGTCTTTTCCACAAGTGCATTTTTCTATATGTTCTTTCATTTTTTCTCCCTGATCTTATGCCTGGTTCTTTATTTATTATGATCTCGGTTGCCCAAAGAACCAGGCTAACGGACTAAGATCGGATCCGTATAATAAGGAGGCCAACCGAGTAAGTGAATTATACCCCAAAGTAACATAAAGTAAACAATATTTTGTATATTTTTTTGAGCACGAAGGAAAAGGGTGTTTTGTCGTTCGTGAGATTGACCAAGGTCCAAGGACCAGGGACTTTTGTTCTGTTTCTAAGGGTGACTTGCTAGTTTCTTCAGGGGGAGTGTTGGTTTCTCCAGCAGGATGGCGGGTTTCTCCAGGGGAAGCGTTGATTTCTCCACCGCACCTCAAAAAAACGTAGAAGTTCACTAAAAGTTAGGTGAAAACACAGGTACGAAGGCTCTGAAACCCTTTAAAATCAAGGGGTCTTGTTTTCCTATATAGACAACTACCACCTAACCTGAACTTCTACTTTTGTGATTTTACAAAAGACTAATACGAAAAAAAGTTGGAAAAGTGAGGTGCGGAGGTGCGTTTTCCTTGAAAACCTTTGTTTATAGGGGTTTTCACCTAACCTGACAGAGGTGCGGTGGAGGTGCGGTGGGTTAGGTGAAAAAATACTTACTAAATCTTACTTAAAACTATATAATTTAATTATGCCAAAAGGACAATCAGGAAATATATCAGGTCGTAACGATAAACACTTGACGCCAAAACAGATTCGTTTTGCTAAAGAGTTTGTTTATAACGACGGATCAAAAACACAAACCGAGTGTGCCGTAGCTGCTGGGTACGGCAAGTCGAGTGCTCATGTTCGGGCATCAGAGCTGCTAAACCCACAAAAATATCCGCTTGTTGTTCGATATATAAGAGAGCTCCAGTCGGAAGTGGACAAGAAGTACGAAGTTACTTTCGGAAGGCATGTTAAAAAACTAGCTGATATAAGAGACCAGGCCATAGACAAAGGAAACTTAACCGCTGCTGTTTCAGCTGAGGTTCAAAGAGGTCGAGCTGCGGGTCTTTATGTAGAAAGAAAAGAAGTTCGCACAGGTAGTTTGGAATCTTTAAGTGAAATAGAGATTAAAAAACGAATACAAAAACTACTTGGAGACTATAAGCCCTTGTTGGAAGCAGAAGAGGCGCAGTTTACCGAATAGTTTTTTTGTGTAGCTCGTCAACGTATTCTTTAAACTCTGGTGTCATTCCTACAGCTTCTTTAGGTTTAACCGCATTATCATATTCTTCCCAGGTCAAAGTTAGTCCCATGGTGTCTTCTAGTTTATTAGCTATTCTTGGGTGACTGTCTATTGGGCAATCTATACAAAGCCGATAGCTTTTCTTTGCTCCTTTTAGACCGATTCTAAGAAAAGGAAGTAAATCATGTAGTTGATTTTGGTTTATAGCATCAATTAGATTGTTTGCCTGGTCAACCTCTAAGTAGGTTCTGTACCTAATCATCGAGTTTTTTCCATTTTTCGTATAGCCAGCTCGGAACGTTTTTTGGCGTTTGATAATTTACTGGTCCCTAGTTTTACTCCATGTCCTTTGTTATCGACTATGCGATACTCCTTAGAACGGTTGTCTTGCACCAGTCTATAGGTTCCTCTTACTTTAAAATCTTTTTCTTTTCCTTCAGTCATTTTCTTTCTCCAAGTTTAAAGTTAGTCTTGTTAGGTACCATTGGGCCTTTTTTAAGTCCTCTAGTCCATGTTTTTGTTCATATCTCCACAGATATTTTAATATATTTCCTTTCAAATAATCTCTAAATCCTTGAGGAGACATACTTGCTTCTATTGCGTCAATGCACTCAATCCCCCCCTGGTTGTAGTGTGGGGGGTGGTTTACCAAATCAGGCTCTTTGTCTGGCATAGCGTGGCTTTTTCCAAAAGTGTCGTAAATCTCAGCCATGTTTTTTCTTGTAAATCGCTTTTAGCCATCCTGGATATGTTCGATAATATTCAAACATGTTTATAAAGGGGGTGATGCCTTCTCTTTGTCTTTCGGCTGTGTTTTCTTCAAACATGTCTTTAACAAACACGTGAAAGCCCGGATCTTTTTCAAGCTCCTTGTCAAGATCTTCCCATTCTTTTTTTCTCCACAACTTAGTCATTTTTACTCCCCAGCAAAAGATCTCCTAGGTTGTATTTATTAACTAAAAGGCCCCTGTTAGCGAACTGCCCTGGATTAAACTTTGTTTTTTCGTAGTGAGCTGTTGGAAGGCTTGTAGAAACCTTTGCCCACTCACCGCTTGATGCTTTGTATTTCTTTATATGAATGTTTGTCTCTGTGATTTTTACAACACAAGCCATTTGTGCACTTGCTTTTCCCCAAGGAACGTTGAGAAGATCGCCCAGCTTTAGTCTGTGTTTCTCGCCTTGGTGCACAATAAAGAAATTGTTTTCGTGTTTTTCAATCATGTCTGCTATTTCTTGTTTTTTAATATACTTTTTCTTTCCAACCAAAGCAAGAGAGCAGAATAAGTAGCAGCCATACCAATAAACTCTCCATGAGATATTGTTTCTGTTTCAGCAACCCGCATTTGTTTTAAGGAGTCAGCCAACCCTTTGGTCAGCTTTCTCCTTAGTTCTTCTGTTTTTATTGTTTCAGAAGGGCTTGGCATCTATCCACTCCTCTGGACACTCTTTTTTATAAATGTCCCTGGCTCTTTTTATAAGTGCAGCCTCCACATGAGGTTCTTTTTCTTCTGGCAACCACCACTCAACAATCTTACCTTCCGAGTTCTTTTTGAAGTGCACCTTACCGCGTCCGAACCCAAGGTGGACAGTTCCTACGCTGTCCTCCCCAAGTTCAACTTTGTTTTTTGAGCTGTAGACGCTCATTGGGCCACCTCTTCTAACTCAACCTCTTCTAACTCAATGACTTCTGGTTCAACCAGTTTGCTGATCTCAAAGTCTTCACCAAGTCTTGTAGGCATGATGACCACAACACCATTTTCAGACTGCCAAACATTAGACCCGGTTGGAGACCCAGAGACAAGTGCCATGGTTGGAAACCTCTTGTTTTCCTCTTTGAGCACAAAGTCTTTGAGCTTAGCCAGATATTTTGTGTTAAAGCTGACCGGCTCACTTAGATCAAAACCAGAACTAACAACACGCTGCCAATCTGGAAAAGTTCCTTCAAGTACAGGTAGTCTGGTGGCTACATTATCACCGTCTTCATCGGCTTGGACCAGATACAGCTGTTTTGGAAAAGGATCAATGGTTCCGTCAGCAGAGGCGTCCATATCAACCAAGTCCACTCTTTTAGAATCCGTTTTCTTTAATTGTGTGAAAACAGGATTAAGTTTTTTAGAGTTTTCTTGATAAACATTTAAGATGACGTCTTTGAAAGCTACATGAGCAAACGCCTCTTTATCCTCATATACACAAAGATAGTGTCCATTGGTTGCTACGATGTACACTCCACCACCAGGTCTTTTTTCAATAAAAACCCCGTTTAAGTAGTAACGTACATCTCCCTTTGCGGCAAAAAGGCAGGCACGGGCCAACATTTCTCCGTTTAAGTTATCGATATTATTTGCCATATTAATACTCCCTTATTTAATTAATATTGCCCCCAATTATATAGTATTTGTCGTATATATTCAACCGTTCTGATATACTTTCCTTACTGTGGCGAAAAAAGAATCTTTATTTTGGAAAAAAGTTAAGTCGAATTTAAAAACATTCGAGCTAATCCGTATAGAATCGTGGACTAATCAAGGGATTCCTGATGTTTTAGGCGTGTCTCCGGACAATATCTATTTCACAGCTGAGCTCAAAGTAACCGAAAGTAATAAAGTTTCCTTCTCGCCACATCAAATTGCATACCATAAGCTAAGAGAAAAAGCCCCGGCATTTATCTTGGTCCAGGGGCTCTCGAAGAAGTACCCCAGAAAATATGGCTTGTATCTCTTTTCGGCTGACCAAATAGAGTCGTTGGTCGTCCTTGGACTCAAAACACCTGCTCTTTTGTCCTTTGACCAAGGTTCTTGGTCCGAGTTTGAAGAAGCTTGGTCAAAGGTCATTAAATAACCGCTTGCTTGTCTTTTCTGAGAGACGACCCGTCTTCAGGGCCCTGGGATCAGGGCTGGTGCTTGCTTGTCTTTTCTGAGGAAAGGAGCTGCGCAGCTGCCCAGGGCGTGGCGCTTGCTTGTCTTTTCTGAGGAAAGGAGCTGGGACCCTGCCGGGGTTACGCCGTGCCTGCTTGTCTTTCCAGTCGGCGAAAAGACAAGCAGCCTGGGCCAGGAGAACACGGATGGCTAGGGCTTGCTTGTCTTTTCTATCTAAAAGCTTCAGGGCCAGCTGCTTCAGGGCGTGGCGCTTGCTTGTTTTTTCGGGGGGAGAAAAGACAATGGGCCCTGGTAAAACCTGGGCTTGCTTGTCTTTTCTATCTAAAGAAAGTCTTCCTGGTCAGGATCTTCTTGCTTGTTTTTTCGGCGGGGGAGAAAAGACCGCTTGCTTGTCTTTTCTATCTAAAAGGCGTGCTTCAGGCCACCGGCGTGCTTCGGATCGGGAAATAAAAAACCCCCGACATTTCTGTCGGGGGTTCTTGGTAGAAGTGGCTAGGTGGAAGCTATAGCTTTAACGAGATCCAGAACCACCTGCTCACTTCAAGCGCCTTTTAGTCTATTGTCGCTAAAAATCCAATGAGTGCGATAATAAAAGCCAAACCAATGACAACCACTAAAGCGTGTTCAGCTAACATATCTCAAATCCTCCGCAGTTCTTGACGAAGGTATGAAACTCTCGAACATTTGACACTTCAAACGGGTAGCCAGTATCGAAGTGCTTACGCTCTCCTTTACCACCACAGCCGTTGCAGTCGCCTCGCACATACTCATCATCTCGTTGACCAGTACCGTCGCAAATATCACACTTGACCAATGGCATTTCTTCAATGGCTTTGTCGTATTCTTTCTTATACTCCTCAACACCACCGTTCAAAAGTTCGTGCGCCAAAGCGTTGGCAATATACTTACACCTTTCAGCGTCAATGACATGCCCAGAGTTGTTGTGACCAGCATTAAAATCTTCTTCGGTGATAACCTCAGAACAAAGGTTGGCAACATAATCCCAAAGCGGTCGCCAGAACCAAACATTGTTTCTGAAGTATTGACCAGATAATGACTGACCTTCCCAATACGCCTTCCAATCTTCCGAATCAAAGTCGTCGTGGTTAGGTTGTGCTGGTGCAGTTGTTGTTGGATTCAATCCATAAACGTCCATTCCCATATCGTTCTCCTTATTATTAAGTTGAACCCCTATTATACGAAAAATCTTATATAAATACAACCTTGTTTTTTTCGTCGGTCGCCCAAAGACAAGCAAGATTTGACGCTTGCTTGTCTTTTCTATCTAAACAGGTTTCCCCTGGGCAGCAGGGCGTTCTTCGGATCGGGAAATAAAAAAGGGCCACCTTTCGGTGGCCCTTCCAACACTATAACAAGGAGGCTAGTGTTTAGTTTTTTCTTTTGCCTCTGCTACTTCCAAAGCGTCTAGTGCATACTTGTCAGCATGTCTAACTGCTTCCCTTATTATGTCCATCGCTTCCTCTCTTTCTTTAGAATCGTCTGCTAAAGCACAGAGAATGAAACCGCACACATGCTTGATTAAGTGCTCTATCAACATCGACGCATCGGTTGCTTCCCCTGTTGTCTCACCTCTTTCTTTGGTGAGGTTAAACATAGTTTCGCCCAATGCTTCTACAGATGCGTGTGTGATTTTAAACACTTCTTCGTATTCTTCTTCGTAGTCGTTCATATTCTTTCCTCGTTATTAAGTTGAACCCATATTATACGAAAAATCCTATACAAACGCAACCCACTTGCTTGTTTTTTCGGGCGGGAAAAGACAAGCGACGCGGGCCTTCAGGCTAGCGAAACGAAGTGCTCGCTTGTCTTTTCTATCTAAAAGAACTACGGCCTGCTGCCCAGGGAGGAAGCTGCTTGCTTGTTTTTTCGGCGGGGGAAAG